AGTACCCGGTTTAAAAAGCGCAGAAAGTGGCGTTCAATCTTTTGGCGCACAATTAAAAGTACTTGCTGCTAACCCTATAATATTACTACTTACTGCATTAGTTGCTACACTAGGTTTTCTATACGAGGCTTTTGCGTCAACAGTTGAAGGGGGCAAGAAAATAGAGCAAGTATTCAATGGATTAAAAGCAGTATTACAAGTTGTAAGCGACAGAGTTTTCTCATTAGGCAATGCAATAATAAAGTTTTTCAGTGGTGACTTTAAAGGAGCAGCAGCTGACGCAAAGGCGGCGGTTAGTGGTATTGGAGAAGAAATAACACACGTATTTAATGAGACTGAAAGAATAACTAAACGGCTGCAAGAAATACGAAAGGCAGAGCGTGAGGATAGAGTAGATAAAAGCGAAAGGGAAAAAAGATTAGCATTATTAAGGGAGCAATTAAATGACGAAAGCGTTTCAATACAAGAAAGAAAACGTATTGCAAAAGAATTGAGAGATGATCAAATAAAGAACGCTTCCGAAGATTTGGCACGTACTAAGGAAAAGGCATCATTACAGATACAACAGTTTAAACTTCAAAAAGATGGTGAGCGTAAGCATGCAGAAGAAATAGCAGAACTACAAATAGAAGTTAATAAAACTGAAACTGAAAACGCACTCGAAGGGGTAAGAACTAATAAAGTTATTCGTAATCTTGAAAAGCAAGAAAGGGCGCAAGACTTAGAAGAAAAGAAAAAAGCACAAGAAGCAGAAAAGCTAAGAATTGCTAACTTAAAAGAGTTTGAACTTAAAGACCAAAAGGCAAAGCAAGAAATTGAATTAGCGCAATTAAAGGAAGGCTTAGACAAAGAGTTAAAGATTATTTCTAATAGAAATGAAGAAGAAAAAAGAGATAATCAGTTAGCCTTCGAGCAAAAGAAACTTAGTAGAAAGCAGTTAGATATTCTTAACAAAGATGCAGACGACAAAGCGGCAGCAGAACGTAAAATAGCTATTGAAAAGAATAGACAGACTGAAATAGAGGCAACACGTAAGTTTGAAAGTGAATTAGCTAAAATAGAGCTTGAAATAAGGATAGCAGGCATTGAGGACGCACGAGAAAAAGAGCGTATACAATTAGAAATAGCGCACAATGATAGATTGAAACAGGCTGAGGACGCATATAAGAATGACGCAACTAAACTTAATCAAATTAGATTGAAATTAGATGAACAATTTCAGCAACAAAAGAAAGCACTAGAAAAGAAGTTTGAGGATGAAGATACAAAAGCGGCGGAACAATTAAGCCTTAAAAAGATAGCTTTTGATTTGTCACAAGATAAAAAAGACTTAGCAAGGCAAGCGAAACTACTTTCTCAAAAAGATAGTTTAATTAAAGCGCAATATCAAAGAGAAATTTCAGAGGCAGGACTAACTGCGCAAAAGAAAGCAGAAATTGACGAGAAATATACCGAAGATTTAGCAGCACAAACAGAAGCGAGAAAGCAACTTGCCAAGGCTGAAATGGATGCTAAGATTGCGGCAGCTGATGGCATTGCCGATGTATTAACACAAACTTCTAAATTAGTAGGGGAACAAACCGCAGTAGGTAAAGCAATGGCGGTAGTGGCTGCAACTATATCAACTATAACATCCGCACAAAAGGCATTTGAAAGAGGTATGGAAATACCTTATGTAGGTCCAGTATTAGCCCCTATATATGCAGGGTTAGCAATTGCGACAGGTGTAGCTAATGTTCAAAAAATACTTAGTGTTGAAGTACCAGGCTCAAGTGGCGGCGGTGGTTCAGTTAGCGCACCTTCCGCACCAATAGCACCCACACAAACATCAACGGCATTAAATGCTAAGTCTATACAAGGCGTAGGCAATGCAGCAGCGCAAGGCGTAGGGAGAACGTTTGTTTTGGATAGTGATATAAAAAGTAGTGGGGAAAGAGAAAAAAGATTAACGAGAGCAGCACGTTTAGCCTAACAGAAACAGAAACGGGGTAATCTATATTTAACGATATGGATTACCCTATTTATAAGGCGGTTATAAATCCCGATATGATGTCGGATGTTGAGGTTAACTTTATTGCATTGGTAGATAAGCCTGCAATAGAGAAGAACTTTCAAGCCTTTCAAAAGTTTGTTGAGCCTAATAGCGGCGAAGAAAAGGATAAGTTTCTGCCACGTTGTATAAGTTACGTAATTAATGAAGGTAAAGAAGATGCCCAAGCCGTAGCGATATGTAATTCTATTTGGACACAACACTTTTCTAGTAATAAGTATTCATTTGACTATGACGGCGTATTAACTACACCCAAAGGAAAGGCATTAGCTGAAAAGTTAATCAAACAAAATAATGATGTTTATATAATTTCAGCACGACACGATAAAGTAGACCTATTGCCAATTGCAAAAGATTTGGGAATACCCGAAACTAATATCTATGCGTGTGGAAGTTTAGACCATAAAGTTAAGACTATAAAGGAGTTGGGTATAGTTAAACACTATGATGACAACCCCGATGTAATAAAGCAATTACCCGAAAAGGTAGGGCAAAAGTTTACTAGCAATATTCTAAAGTTTTCTATCAATGAAGAAAAGCGAATTATAAGCGGTGCAGCTATGATTGCAGACTTGCCAATATACCGCAAAGATGATGCACTAGGAGAGTACTATGTTGTGTTTGATGCCGCCTCAATTCAAGATATAGTGCAAAAGTTTTCCGCTAAAGGTTTTATGAATAATTTTAATTTATTCCATAACGATGCTGCCACCGTTTCCGATGTAACTATTTTCAATTCATTTATTTCAAACAAAGAATTAGGTATTCACCCACCCGATGGTTATAGCGATTGTGCAAATGGAAGTTGGTTTATTTCGGCGAAAGTGAATAACGATGCCGTTTGGGAGAAAGTAAAAAACGGCGAATTAAGGGGATTTAGCGTAGAAGGATTATTTAATTATATCCCTATGAAAATGGCTACAACTAAGAAGTACACCCAAGAAGAAGCCGCCGCAATGATACAGCATATATTAAGTGAAACAGATTTCGAAAACTAATATTTAACAATTAAGAACAATTAATTATGTCTACAATTAAAGAAAAATTACAAGCAATTAAAGAAATGTTTAGTGCTACTCCACCGCCTAAGAGTGAAGCCCCACTAGCAGCAGAAGATACTACCGCACCAGCTGCAATGATAGCAAACGTAGTAGGTTACCCCGTAGATGGCGGCGCACCTGTTTATACTGATATTTCAGATGATAGCATAGCAGGACTAGATGCAAACGATTATGTGTTTACCGATGAATCAATGGCTACACCTTATGCCGATGGAACTTACACGGTAACAGGTACAGACTTCGGATTTACAGTTAGCGGCGGTCAAATAGTTTCAATAACAAACCCAAGCGGAAGCGGCGCAGGTCAACCTTTAGCAGATATTGATGCGCCTATGGCAAGTGTAGTACCACCTGCACCAACTACAACAGATGTACCCGTTAAACCAATGGTATCGCCTGAGGCAATGAAGAATATGTATGCAAAACAGGACGACTTAAAAGCACAAATTGAGGCGTTGACATTGAAACTTGCTAAACAAGAATCTTTTAGCAAACAAGTACTAGAATTAGTTGAGATGGTTGCAAATCAACCAAAGGCAGAACCTCAAACATTACCCGAACCTAAGAAAGACGGATTTAATGCAAGGAAAGAAGCGCAACTAGAAAAGATGGCAAAGGCTATCGCAGAAGCAAAAAGCAAACAAAAATTTTCATAATTCACAATTTAAAACAATAAACAATGGCATTTGATGTATCAACCCTTGTAAGTTACGTTATTGAGAACGAAAACTTATTGGTAGCAAAAAGCTTATTCGGGGCGAGAACTGCCTCTTTAATAAGCGAAGAAGGAAACGTTTTAACAGGTATCAAGTTTGCAGAACAAATCAACGTTCTAGGAACTGATGCAATTTTTCAAAGTGGTGCAGGATGTACTAGAGTTTCTAGTGGTTCTACTACTATTACTCAACGGAAAGTTACAGTTGGTAACATCGCTATCGTTGAAGATATTTGCGTGAAAGATTTGCGTAGAACTTTCTTAAGCAAATCAATGATTAAAGGTAGCTATGAAGATACCCTAGCTTTTGAAAAAGAGTATACCGATTTGAAGTCTAAAACTATCGCAAAACAAGATGAGATAGCTTTGTGGCAAGGTGACTTAAATAGCTTAAACGCTAACTTGAATAAGTTTGATGGTTTAATTACATTGATTGATGCAGCAGCAGTTTCAACACTTGCAAATAGTGCTACTTACATTGCTAGTGGTGCGCCTATATCAACTGCAACAGGTATTACAATTTCAAACGTTAAAGCAGTAGTTAACGCAATGTGGTTAGCCCTACCTGCTGACATAACAGGTCGTGATGACATTCGTATATTCTGTGGTTGGGATGTGTTCAACAAGTTTATCAATGCGTTTACAGACCAAAACTTATTTAATTTCGCACCAACAGGAAGTGAAGTAAGTGCTGCAAATGGCGTGGTAATCATACCGGGTACTAACTACAAACTTACAGCGGTTCACGGGTTAGATGGTACAAACAGATTATTTTCTACATATATGCCTAACTTCTATCTAGGTGTAGATATGGAAAATGAAGAGGATACATTTGTTATGATGCAAGATCAATTTAAGGATTACCTACGTTTCAAATGCCAATTTAAGCAAGGTGTTAACGTTGCCTTCCCTGACCAAATAGTATCATTCAAATTAGTTTAATTAATCTTGTAGGGAGCGTAGTAATACGCTCCCTACTTTAATATCTTTAATCATGGCGTGTGCATTAACACAAGACTTTAACTTAGATTGCCGTGACAGCGTTGGCGGTTTGAAAGTGCTTTATTTGATTGAGTTAGGCAATATCACTAGCTATACTGAATCGAGTGGAACACTTACTGCTATCACAAAAGCATCGGGTAAAATATTTAGGAAGTATCAACTAGAATTAGACACATCAACATTTGAGGAAGACTTAACAGGTAACCGCCAAAATGGTACTTTATACGTTACCCAAACAGGTACAGTTATTTTAAACAAGCAACAAGTATCAGTTCGTAATGAGTTGTTATTGTTGGGAAAAAATAGACTTGTAGCGGTTGGTATTGATAACAACGGTTTTGCCCGTTTGTACGGTAGAACGCAAGGATTGATGCTTACAACAGGTAAAGCAACACTCGGAACGGCGTGGGGAGATAGAAACGGTTATACGCTTACTTTAGTAGCACAAGAACCCGAACTAGCCCCTTATGTAGACAGCGCAACACAAGCAACGCTACAATCTTAAATAAGATAAGTCATAAACAAACAACAGCCCCGTCATTAATTTGTCGGGGTTTTTTCGTTTATAAACAAAACGCCTAAAACTATATTTAAAAGTAATGTTACAGTTTAAAAATAGTAGTACAAGTGAAAGGATA